AAAAAGGGGCACAAGGCCCCTTTTAAAATATTTCCGAAGAAATATTAGGTTGAACCGGGGGAGCCAAAGACGCCCAGTGGATCAGAGAAGCCGAAGCTGTAACGCTCACGGGCTTTGTAACGAACGTTACCTGTATCAAAGTCACCGTCCATGCCAGTAGTCAAGGCCATACGCTCAAAGTGCTTCAGGCCGTTAGGAACGTCTGTGCACAAGAACCAAGCATTGGTGTCGGTCAGGTAGTGGTTAATTGTGTAACCTTCAGGGATAGAACCGTTGTTCTTCAACGCGTTGATGTCGTTGTCGGCAGTGCCAACACGCAGGTTGGTTTCGAGCAAACGAGTAGCAACGAACTGAAGTGCTGGAGGCACAACGAGTTTTCTAGGTTTAGCAGCGATCAACAGACCACGCTCATCAGTCCAAGCAGCGATCTGAATCACAGCGTTTTCCAACGATGTTTCATTCAAGTCAGAGTTGGTTGAAGGACGGTTACTGTTGGTACCACCAGAGACTAATGGGTGCGCTGTAGAGAACAGAGCAACACCATCACCACCAGCATAAACACCACCTGTGAAGCCGTTGTTTAAGACGGATGCAGCTTTAACCTGCTTGGTGTAAGCCATAGCACGAGCCAGACCCTTGGTGTAGCGAGCAGACAAGCTGTCGTACAAGTTATCTTCAACCGCTTCTTCAGTGATTGAGAAACCCAAGGCGATGGTTTCGTGGTTGTAGCGAGCCGTGAACGCTTCTTGCGCATTGTCATAAGCAATGGCAGAACCTTCGTTCTTGACAGGAGCCGCAGAGAAGCCAGACAGTTTTGTCTCTTCTTCAAAGCTACGCTCAGATTTCTCTGTTTCGTAGATTTCTTTGTGCTCTTCGCCGTAAGTAGCGTACTGCAAGCCGAACAAAGCGTTCAGGCCGGGGAGCAGTTCTTTAAGTAGTTGTGCGCGGGAAATAGCCATGATTTAGCTCCTTATACGCCAGTTGCGTTGTTGTACTGATGCATAGTCGCATTGATCTTGACAATAACTTCAGGGAAGTTATCAGCAGCAGTGGCGGTGTCCCGAACTACGTCAATGATACGAATAGGCAAAGTGTTGGTTGTAGCAGTACTGTCCAGAATAGCTACGGCAGAGTTACCAGTAATGGTAGATCCAGCGTTCTGTACCAACGTGGCGTTATTTCCGATGGCGGAAATGCCAACACCGGTAATAACAGTCGTGCCAGACACAACAGCTACTTGGAACAATGTGTCAGGATCATCAGCGACCACAGCAAAAATCTGCGTGCCAGACTTGATAGCCTGACTTGCTGGATAAAACTGTTGTTGCTGGACTTGACCAGTTGAACCGTTGGTAAACTGAACACCTAAGAAAATACCGGTAGGCGTGGCAGTTGTTGTGCCCGTGTCTTTTTCGATAGTTCCATCAGCGACACGTTTTACCAAGTCACCATAGAAAATGTTAGTAGCGTAGCCACTAGCAATTTGCATCAAACGGGTTGAACCCGCGAATACCTGTCCACCTATTAGGTTTACAGGCTTTAGACCGTAAGGGGCCGAGACTGTAGGATAAGCCATAAAGACTCCTATAAATTATTTAGAACCAGAACCAAACCCTGATCCGCGACTTGTTGTTGACTTGCGGTCAGCAAACAAGGGCATCCGAGGGTCACTATTTCGCATGAAATGATTGTCAACTGAATCCATCTGGTTTTGAGCTTGCTTGTTGTAATACTCAGCGCGGGCTTCAACGCGTTCCTTGGGAGCTTTGCAAAGCATCAGCCCACCAATTTCCACATTGCCGTTTGCGTTGTTACCAAACAAGGCCAATTCTGGATGATCCACTGCTTTCACCGGCTCATAACCATCGCGCATCTGTAAGGACACGTTGTTGGCTAATGGCTGACCTAGCACATGAGTCGCTACCCAGCGAAACGTGTAATCTGGATCAGGTGTCGGATCGGGCAAGTTGCTCGGCGGTACGTATACCGTACGAGCAGATTTATCGCGTGACTTACTGTCACGATTTGAGCGGTCAATTGTTTCAGCCATTTCAGTTCTCCAACTTTGCTACTTGAGCAGCATATTGCTGCGGGGTTAAACCAAATTTTTTCGCTAACGCTACTTGCGTTTGAGTTAGCTTAATTTTTCCTGCACTCGTAGAACGAGATACAGAGGCAACCACTGTCGTAGGTCGTTTTTGAACCTCACCAGACCTTGGCTTGTCATTTGCTTGACCGAATAAATCCGGAAAAGTTGACTTCATGCGACCATCAATTTGGTCGAAATATTCAGCAGAGCGGGGATCCACTCCGTTTGTGACTAGTTTCTGATGCAGCCCTAGTGCGTAGCTGGTGTATTCTTCAAACCCTTGCTGTCCGAACCACTGGTTTTTTGCCTGCCAGCGCAGAGTTTTTTCGTCCGGTTCAGCCCTTGAAGGTTGGGCTTGTTGCGTTTGTACCTCAAAATTATCTTCCTGTAAAGGGGTTGGACGATAATTTTTTACTTGTTCTGCACGAATCTTTGCGTCCATCACAGCTTCTTGGGCTTCAATGATGGCATCCGTGTCATAGGACTCTTGGGCTTCCTTGAGTTTACGCCTTGCCATAGCCAACTCAGAATCGGCTTTTGACTTAGCGCCCTCAATGATAGCTTCTTGTCCTGTGTATACATTTTGTTTGAGGCGTTTGTTCTCCTCAATCAACTGCTGTGCAAGACGCTCAAGCTCTTGCTTCTCACGCATCGTGGCTTCTTTGACACGGCGCTCGTCGTGACGGGCGTGGGTCAACTCTTTAATGCGTCCCTTGACTTTGTCAGAATAGGACTCGATTTCTTCATCGGTTGGATCAAGCACTTCACGGTCTAGGGGCTTGCGGCCTCTGTCGCGCTCAGGCGTGTCGTCTTCGATTTCAATCTCTACTTCATCAGCCCCTTCAATTTCAAACTCAACCTCATTGGGCTTCTTGTCTTCAATTTCGTCGGGGAACTTGTACGGTTCAGCCATATTCTTCCTTTCAAGCGCGGGTCAGGCCGCGAGGGTCTTGCACAACAGCATCAACTTGGTCGTCGTTGATGAGACGGAACTCCTTACCAAAGATCTTGAATCTTGTGCCGGAGTAAGTACGTACTAACACAAAGTCGCCCTCTTTACACCATGCTCCGTTGGGAAACTTGGCGGTGTCGTTGTACGCATCAGGGCCAACTTTTAAAACAAACAACACAGTGGTTGCAGTTTCTTCTTGGCGCATGCTCTCAATAGGCCGGACTAAGTCCAGACTTGTACCATCCACTCGTTCAGAAATGTCGGGTACCGCGCAAAGAATCTTCCAGCCTGTGGGCAGGGGAAGTTGCGTGGCCTTCTGCTCATCAGTATCTTCAGGAGCATCCAGAGGCTGGATGGGTTCAGGCAGTGCAAAAGCACCGGGGGTTAAATCAATATCACTCATCTGATTCTTCAACTTTCTGTGCAAGGTCAAGTAGATAACGCTCTGCGAGGGCTAGACCCTGAATAATCCCGCAGAGTTTTTGGTACTCTTCAAAAGTACGGCACGAACCACCAGCCAAGTCATCAGCATAGTTGTTCATGTCAGTGCGTAATTTTTCACGTAATACGCGTACGAAGTCTTGAATCATGATTTAGGCTCACGTTGGTTCCTACTATTTGAGAGCGCAGTAGTACGCGCCTGTAAATCCATCTGGGCTTTATTCTTTGCGATGTCAGCGCCCATTTGGATGCCAGCACGTTCTTGTTCAAACTGTTGCTTGAATTCGCTCTCTTTGATTTGCGCACCTGTGCGAAGAGCTTCCAACTCCAGTTTGCCGCTGACTTCTTGCTCTCGTAAAGCCTGTGCGTCGGCTTTTCCAGCAGCGTCCATCATGATCTTTTGTTTCTTCAACTCTAGCTCTTGCGCTTTGAGTTGGAGTTCCTGCATCTGCAACTGCATGACTGGGTCTTGCATCTGTTGCTGAGCTTGCTGTTGTGCAGCTTTGGCTTTGTTCTGCATCAGCACTTGGTTGGCCGCTTGAGCCATCATGCCCGACAAGGCAATCTCAATCTGCGGTGGCAACTTCTCGTCTTCGGGAGGCAGGGGCATGCCCAACTGTTGCTCGATCTGCTGGCGCATCTGATAACCAACGTGCTCTGCAATGTGCGCAGTGATTGCGCCCATGATCTTGGGAGCCTGTGGGTTCTGACCAATGAATTGCTGCATCATCGGGTCTTGCAACAGCATCATGTGCACCTGCATGTGAGCAGCGTGATCTTGATGCAAGAATGCTTTAAGTGGCTTACCTTTAAGCGCATTCTGATTCTCTTGCACTGGGTCAATCGGCTTTTGATCGTCCTCAATTGGTACAAGCTTCTCAGCGTTCTTGATACCCAAGACGCCCAACATACCGCGATGGAGTTCTGGCAAGTTGTAGATGTCCGGAGCCATCTGCGCCATCTGAATGACGGCTTGATACTGGATAACGCGCTGAGACATTGTCGCAGCGTTGGGGTCTGACACGGGGATAACGTCCACCAAGTCATAGTCGGCTTTCTTAGCTTTGCGAGTGCCGTACTCGGGTGTGTATGTGTAGTCCGCGTCTGTGTAGTCGCGGATGATGTTCTTCAAAAGTTTGAACTCTTGCTTTAGGGCAAAGTGCACACGAGCCTGCACCGCAGTCATCACTTTCAGTTGTCTTTCTAACAACGCAAGTGTGGTTCCCACGGGCGCGTTAGCGCTCATGTCAGACACCTTCATGTCAGCAGTAGCGGCAAACCGGCGACCTTCATCAACGATGGTCTGCATCAAGTTGAACAACGTCTGGCTTGGCTCTTTGTATGGGAGCGGCAAGATGTTGTCGCGGATCGTGCCCGAGCCAACGTCTACGTCACGGAACTCTCCGGGTGCGATTGGTGTGTCGTCGCCCTTGATTCGCAGGCCCCGTGTCTTGAGTCCACCGGGTAAGTTAGCAAGCGTTCCTGCATCGACGAGTTGTCGCATGAGGGAGGTAGCGGATTTAGCAAAGCCTCCGATAAGATGGAAAAGCCCGAAGCCGTAAGCTCCAAAACCCGGGATATATTGGTAGTGCACAAAGTGTTGGCGCTTGAGTCTGAGGTCATCATCTTCTTTCCAGTTACGGCGGATTGACAGGATGTCGTTAGAGCCTTTAATCAACGTGACAACGTACGGCAGCATGATGCCGGTCTCTTCACCTGCGTCGTCTTTGTCTTCGTAGCCTTCAAGGTTCAAGTCCACGTGGCACTCATACAGGGTGTAGCGGTCGTCGTTCAAATCACTAAAGCCTGTCTCTTTGTCCTTGGCTTTCTGAATGTCTGTCAATTCTTTGGGTGAGTCAGGCAACTCAATATCAAGATAGAAGCCCGCTTGCTGGAGCTTGATGATCTCGTTCTTGGTCTTGCGCATGACGTGCGTGATGCGGTAGCAAGTATCCAGATCTGTTGTGCCGTACGGCAGATACATATCTTCCGCAGGAATAAACATGGAGACCTGACGTCCCAAATTGGGATCGTAGTACACCTTCTTAAACGCTGAGCCTGTAGCTGGCAGTGACCAGAGCATGCGCTCGTGTTCAGCGCGGTACTCAGTCATGACTTCCGTCAACTCGTAGTTCATGTCGTCTTCAACGTTAGACGCAACTTCTTTCATCTCCGGCGTTTCTTTGCCGATGAGTTTGCTACGCACAGGCCCTTGGGCTGGGAACGTCTCAGTAATTGTCTCTGCTTGGAAGCGAACAACAGCTTCTGTAATCATGGGGTGGAACACACCGCATGCGCCGTTCCATGGTTCAGTGCGCTCCTCAATCTGCAAGCCAAGCAGCTTTAGACCATCAACGTAAGTCTTTTCCCAATCTTTACGACCATTCTTGTCGTTGTCAATGTCAGACACCAAGTCCCCAGCCAAGGATTGCAAGGCACCACTGTTTATGTACTCGGCCAAGTTATCGTCAAAGCCTTCTTCATCGTCATCTTCTTTGCCGATGGTGATCTCAATACCATCCATGCCGATGGTAACTTCTTCGGGATCAACAATCTCAATCTCTAATGGTGACTCTTGCTCGCCCAGCGCGTCGATGCCCACGGGTTGTTGGTACAGCGCTTTGTCAATATTCGTTGCCATGTGTAGTCCTAGTAGTATTCGTGTTTCCGGCGGCGAAAGATTTCAAGC